GAAATAGATAGTAGACTGAAAGGTGATGACTTCATTACTGCTATTACACACGAGATGGTTCATGTCAAACAGTATGCTCGTGGTGAAACAGCCGATGTGAATCAATTCACTAAGTCATGGAAAGGTGAGGAATACATATCACTGTACTCAACAGTCGAAGAGTACATGGAACTTCCGTGGGAAGAAGAGGCCTATCGGCTTCAAGAAACATTGTGCGAGGAATACAAAAATGAATATCTTGTTAACAGGAAGTGATGGCTTCATAGGTGGTCACCTGTTTCGTCACTTTTCGAAAAATCATACCGTCATCGGTTTTGATGTTAAGAGCGGTAATGATATATTAGATGCAAAATTTCCTGAAGATATAGATTTAGTTGTGCACATGGCAGGCATGTCTGGTGTCAGAGATAGTCTTGATCGACCTATTGAATATTGGAAGAACAATGTCATGGGTACTCAAAGGTTGTTTCAGCATTACAGCGATACTCGAATCATATATGCTAGCTCATCAACTGCGCATGAACCATGGAAGAATCCTTATGCAATGAGTAAGTATTCCATGGAACAGTTAGAGCATTACAACGCAGTCGGATTGAGATTTACTACGGTGTACGGTCCTCATGCAAGAGGCGAGATGTTGATACCAAAGATATTGAACAATGAAGTAGAATACTTAAACACCAATCATAGTCGTGATTTCATACACGTCGATGATGTGGTAACCGCGGTTCAAACGTTAGTTGACAAACATCTTTTTAAAGGTGTTATTGACGTAGGAACTGGCACTACGAATAAACTAACAGACATAGCTGAGTATTTTCATATCGACTATAGGCCAGAAATTGGTGGTGAAACAGAAAGACTTGATAATAAAGCCGATACTATTGAGTTAAACCTTTTAGGCTGGAAAGCAAAGATTAATTTATACGACTATATTTACGAAATGTCTCTAAAACATTGAAATTAAAAGAAAAAATAATATGAAAAAAAGTATGTACTTTTGAATTTACCTGCTATATAATGGTTACATCAAATGAGAGAGGATGAGATTATGACTACAGCAATTATTCCAACACGTGAGCAGCTTAGTGATTTCATTTATTATCGTCACAAGGATGCTTACGGTGTGAAAGGTCGCATGTTCGACTTTGACTCGATGAGCTATGATGAGCTCGAGGCCATGGCGATTCGTGTCGACGAGGCCGCTAATGAGCAGATCGCTCATGAGCGTAAGATCGACGCTGAGGCGGTCATTGCGTTTCGTGCTAGCATCCGTCGTGTTCGCGAGATGTGTGGCGTTGATCGCTCGACAGCGATCCGTTATATCCTCGATGGTGAAGGCCATCGTGGTGAGTTCGATCCATCATACGTATGTTATTGTATGGGTCTGCCATATTCTATGGCAAAGTACATTGAGCCTCGTTTGACCGAGCTCAATGAGCAGAAGATCTACGGTGGTGCGCCTGCCGTAGCTGAGCCTTACGATGATCTAGAGGAGATAGCTTAATATGAATAATGCAATATATGCATACAAAGGATTTGTCTACAAAGTTGAACTCGATGGTTTAACAATTGTTGACCGATACATGGAGCCAAGTTGGGCTTGCTCGCTCGCTGGTGAAAATGTAAATAAGCAAAGGATAGGTTTATCTGAGTGGGGAGAAATCACTCTTACTGAATTTAAGCAAATTGTGGATTCCTATATTGATCGGAATCCGGTGTGAACTTATAAGAATGGCTACTTCTGCCATCTCTCTCCTCTCTCTGTAGGAGTAGCCATCCTTATAAGTTTTACTCGTCATAGCTCAGCTGGATAGAGCAACAGCCTTCTAAGCTGTGGGTCGCAGGTTCGAATCCTGCTGACGAGACCAGAGTTCGGTGCCTGCAGCGCCGATAGGAACGTGACCGAATACCTCTCTCTGATGGGGGGTAAGGTAGACTGGAAGTGCTTAGCGGCAATGCCTTAGCGGGCTGCACGGTTGTTGGGGGTCTAAGATGAAAGGTACATCAGATCGTACCCCCTTGGTGGTTACCCTAGTCCACCCGTTCCGCTTTTATTTTTTAGATAAATAGGCTATAAAGGAGTCTATTATGTCAGAAGATTTTTTTGATTTTGGTTTTACAGCTGTTGATGAGACCGAACTAGAAGCCGTTCAAAAGGCAACTGCGACTGCACAAACTGCATCATCTACCGCAGAAGAAATGCAAATAAAGATCGATAAGCTATACAATGCAGTTGCTCCTCTCTTAAATAATCTAAAGAAGAATCCAGAGAAAGAATATATCTATTGGCCAAATCGTATTGAGAAGGTTGAACAGTTTGAAACGCATCTATATAACATCTACAAGAACTAGGAATACTTTTGAGAGACACAGATTATAATTCAGCTAAAACTCTTGAAGATGTGTATAGCATATACGAATCAATATGGGATGAACACACGCGCCACAGAAATAATGCACTCATGGAATGTGCTAGAGATTCAGAAAGCGTCTCGGAACTTGGTGTTAATCAAGGATCTTCATTCATCATCATGATGATGCAGAATCCAAAGAAGATTATCGGCGTCGATGTTACACTTAAGAAGTGGAGACACGGTAAAGATTATAACGCATTAGAGCCGTTAGCACTCGAGTACATGAAAAGAAATCCCATGGAATACATTCTATATGAGGGAAGCTCTACGGATGCAAAGGCGGTACACAAAGTTGACATGCTACACATTGATAGTGACCATAGGCCTGGACACCTTCGTAAAGAGCTACAGGTACACGCTGAGTCAGTGAACAAGTATATTGCATTCCATGATATCAAACAAAAAGACTATGAGTTGTGGAAGGTTGTTGAGCAGTTTTTAAACGATAGTCCACAATGGAAGTTAAAAACCTACTATGATGGAGGCACTTGTGGCCACGTGGAAATACAACGCGTCTAAAAATAATTGCAAAAAGTAGTGTACATTTATGGAAAATCAAGATATAATCCAAAAGATAAACACAATTGATGAAGACCTTGGATTCTTAGAAGAGGTCTCAAAGAGAGAATTAGTCGAAGATCGTATCGAAGAGCTTCGCGTATTACGTCATGAACTTGAGAGGAAATTAAATTATGACAAAGGCCCAACGTTTAAAGATGATCCGTCGAATCGGAAACAAAATCAATCGTGAGCGTCAAGCTGCATCAAAACTAGCCCGCGAAAATTCTGTGTACATGTCTGACATTGAGGTGTATAATACCATACAAAGCTCTGGTATTTTAGACACTTATTCAGCAATGAAGGAATTTGATACATGTCAGTAAGTAGACGAAAAAAGCTTCTCCGTGAAGAGAAGCTTTCTATATATAGTACAGAACTAAAGCGCGCAAAGAAGTTTGCATCAGCACCAATCTCACAGGAGTTCAAAGAATATGTTCCGAGCCGGTCGTATGTACGCGTACCTAAAACCATCCCCTCATACGAAGGCAACAGTAACAACCAGAATGCAACAGCAAAAGCAGCAGCAAAAGAATACTCAGGAGACTACGTCACAGGTCTCGCAACGCTTCACAAAAGCAACATCGTCCCAGTAGGTAAAGATGATAATCCAATAGATTATGCGACGATGAGACGTAACTAATGGCTAAGAAACGCATACTCACTGGAATGAAAGGTATTCCACTTGATCAAGGGTTTGACAAGTGTAGTTACTATTTTAGTTATGATCTTGACAAAAAAGACATTGGTAGGATCGTAAAGAAGTGGGTACGTAAGACATATAACAAGAAAGACTACACAGCAATTCTTGCAAATCCTGAATACTGTTTCCAGATGTATACAGGAATCGGTGCAGCTATTCATTGGATGTCAAACGGTCTTGAGTTTGACGAGAAGGCATCCAGATATCCAGAGCACATCAAACAATATTTTGAGGAACTCATTGAGAAAGGTAAGGAGATCCTCAAGAAGAAACAACCGGATGACGCACCGCCAAAGCGAGTGCTGTCTCCAAAAGAAAGACTTCTAATCAAGCTCGAGCGTACTGTTATGGTCGACATTGATAAATTAGAAGACGAATGGTATGATGGTGAAAAGGCAACACTTGACATCATTGCATCATTTCGTATTCATGAGTTGAAAGGTATGGCTGTTGATCCAGTCAAATTCTATTTGAAGCGTATGTTACCTGAGTACGAAGACGCATATAATAAATCATGTAAGGAAGCTCATGATGCCTACAAACATCTTGGTCGGCGAGAACTCAGTCGTAGGATTAAGTTAATTAATTCTATGCTCGCCGATCTCGATGCATTTAAGGAAGAACAAAAGGCAAAACGTAAACCGAGACGTAGGAAAATATGATCGAAGAAAACTTCTTAACAAAAGCAAAGTTTTCGAAGCTCGTCGAGCAGACGGTCTTTGAGAAACGTTTATCTTATATGGATGCCATAGTATGGTTATGTGAGAAGCATAACATTGAGATAGAAGATTGTCGTAAATTTATCAACCCTATTATTAAAGATAAACTCGAAGCGGAGGCGAGACGTCTAAATTTTTTGCCAAGGACCAATGAGTTGATGTTTGAATGATGGATCAAAGAATCATAGAGATTTTAAAATCTGAGCATAATCGTCAAACTAAAACTATCGAGCTCATCGCATCCGAGAACTTCGCAAGCAATGATGTCATGGATCTATGTGGTTCGGTATTTACTAATAAGTATGCTGAAGGATATCCACGCAAGCGTTACTATAATGGTTGTGAAAATATGGACCTCATTGAAGACCTGGCAATTGAAGAACTAAAACAATTGTACGGTTGTGAATTTGCTAACGTGCAACCGCATTGTGGTGCCAACGCTAACACCGCAGTTTATCAAGCATTTTTAAAACCAGGAGATCGCATATTAGGAATGGATCTGGCTAGTGGAGGACATTTAAGTCACGGTGCACCGGTTAATATTTCAGGAAAGATCTATCAAGCTAATAGCTATGGTGTAGATGAAAATGGATATTTGAATTATGATAATATTGCAATTAAAGCAGGACTGCTACGACCAAAAATGATTATTGCTGGAGCAAGTGCATATCCAAGGAGAATAGATTTTAAACGTTTTCGTGAAATTGCAGATACGGTTGATGCATACTTGCTAGTCGACATGGCACACTATTCAGGATTGATTGCAGGTAAGGCATATCCTAATCCTGTACCTTATGCAGACTTTGTAACATCAACCACACATAAGACGCTACGTGGACCACGTGGTGGGATCATCCTATGGAATAAAGATGAGTATACAAAGAAAATCAATAGTGCTATTTTTCCTGGTACTCAGGGTGGTCCGTTAATGAACATCATTGCGGCAAAGGCACAAGCATTTGCTGAAGCAAACACAGACGAATTTATCAATTATGCAAATCAAGTTGTAGTAAACGCAAAAGCAATGGCCAAAGTCTTTATTGATAATGGCTTCCAGGTTCTTACGGGTGGTACTGATTCTCATATCATACTACTCGATCTAAGTAATAGCAAATACTCTGGTAAAGAGGCTGCTGATATCTTAGAAAAGAATGGTATTACCGTTAATAAAAATGGTGTACCAAATGATCCAAGGTCGTTTGTCGAAACATCTGGCATTCGTCTTGGTACTGCAGCAGAAACCACTCGTGGTATCGATGCAGAAGGATTCGAGGATATAGCCTATCGAATCGTAAATTTATTGAAATGATATATAATGATGTACTTCGGTACAAATACAGTGTATAATACAGTAATATTTCAGCAATACAAGGACAATACGATGTCATTCGAAAATTTAAAGCGCAATCGCGATCAAATCAATAAACTCCTCTCAGCCGCAGAATCTGTTGGCGGAACCACAGAAAAGAAGAACTATGGTGACGAGCGGATCTATAAGCCAGCTGTCGATAAGGCAGGCAATGGTTATGTAGTTCTCCGTTTCTTACCAGCACCTGAAGGTGAGGATCTTCCGTGGGTACGGTATTGGGATCACGGATTCAAAGGTCCTACAGGTATGTGGTACATTGAGAGATCGCTCACATCTATCGGTCAACCAGATCCAGTCGGTGAGCTAAACTCACGTCTATGGAATACTGGTGTTGAGGCTGATAAAGACCGTGCACGTACACAGAAGCGTCGTCTACATTATGTCACCAACGTGCAGATCATTTCAGATCCTGCAAATCCAGATAACGAAGGCAAAGTCTTTCTCTATCAGTTTGGCAAGAAGATCTTTGATAAGATCATGGATGTCATGCAGCCTGCATTCCAGGATGAGACACCTGTCAATCCGTTTGACTTCTGGGAAGGTGCGAACTTCAAGCTGAAGATTCGTAATGTCGAGGGCTATCGTAACTATGATAAGTCTGAGTTTGAGTCACCATCCGCATTAGCTGATGATGATAAGCTTGAAGAGATCTATGGTAAGTTGTACTCGTTGAATGAGTTCACGGATCCAAAGAACTACAAGACCTACGATGAACTCAAGGCTAAGTTGATGCGAGTTCTTGGTGAAGAGGTAGAAGCAGGAGCTCCTACACTTAAGCAGGAAGCTCAGCTCAATGAACCAGCTCCAGCACCGCTAGCGCCAGTTACGGCTGATGAGATTCCGTTTGATACGGATGAAGATGACACAATGTCATACTTCGCTAAGTTAGCTAACAGCGATTAACCCCTAATACCTGCATAACCGACCCCTGCGTATGTATTATCGCGGGCAACTAGATCACCGGTATCCATCCCTTTTTGTCCACCGACATAGAGCGGATGGGTACTGGTATTATTACTACGGACTGATTGATCGATGATAGTAGCCGCAGGTGCATCACCTCCCTGGCCACGTCGACCTTCTCTTTGTATTTGACCTTCTTCTCTAAGAGTTATTGCAGTAGGAGCTGGTGAGGAAGCAATCGCTACACCGGTATCATCATCATCAAATCCAGGATCAAAACTATTACCGCCAAATAAGTCTAATAAAACTCCCTTAAGTTTATCGCCAAAATTAAAATTCATACCAAAGGCTTCACCGAGGTTCATTGAACTAAAGTCCATAGACCCTATTTTCTGACGTATGCCTTCAAATGGATTTGGGAAATCAAAATCGGGGATGCCGATATCAACATTTAATGCTTTTTCAAATAACTTGTTTATCTTATCTGGTAAATCTAAAAAGAAATCTAGTATTACCTTTTCGAAATCAAGTTCCTCAAGCCTCTTTCGTGTTTCAGGAGAAATAAATTTAAGTTTGTTATCGAGGAACTGAACAAATTGATTTAGCAAATTAGCAGGTGCACCTACAATTGAGCCTATAAATCCTCCGACAGCACCTGAAAGTGCACCCATGACAGTACCATCTTCATAACCTTTTACCGCGCCTTTAATTGTATCATATGCAGTAACTAGAAGCCCTATGGGTAGGAATATAGTTCTTAGAACAGTTCCGAGTATTCCTATTCCCTTTGCTACCGAACTAAGAAGTTTACCTGTCGCGCCATTAAATAATCTCACTAACGGATTTACTATTTTCCCAATCAGACTAAATATGCCGCCTGGAGCAAAAAGACTTTGTATACCTCTTGAAATTGCTGCTACAAGCTTTGGAATTCTAGTGAATGTAAATGCACGTGCGATTAGTTTTCCTAAACCTAAAAATTGTGCAGCTAGTGTTCTAGCTAGATCATTTGCAAATTCATTAAAAGAGGCAATAACAGCACCACTTAGAGCTGCGATAATTATCGGAATAGATTTTAGCAAACCAGATAAAAGGCCAGCACCGAATGCTACAAAATCAAAAGTTCCACCACCACCAAGTCCGGGTGCAGCACGGGTTTGTGGTATAACTTTTGGTCTTTGTTCACGGTCTTTTTCAAGATCATCACCAGCAAACCCATCCTTAAGAGTGTCAACTAGTGCTTCAATACTTTGTGACATTCTCGTAGATGCATCTTGAACCTTATTCAGGATGTCATTCTGCTGTACTAAATTTTGATTTACATCTTCAAGAGTAATTGCTGCCATCTTGTTTAGCTCTCTCGTTCTCTTCTCGTATATAGTTAATTAAAAGCATTACATAGATCTCCCTCTCCCATGGCATCATTTCTTCTATATCGACTAGCGAGTACCGATGGTGTTGCATCAGTTGAAAGTTAGTCTGATAATAGTTTTCTAATGATTCATGTGAGAGGCTTAAGATAAAAAATCGTCAAGACCACTCAATACTGTTTCGTTGTGTTCTCCACATTTTACACAAGTATAATTTACTTCTTTTCTCATAGCCGGCATTTTTTCTACAAAATCTGTAATCATTTCAAATTGTGCAGACGTCATTGAATCCAAGAATTTGACAACCTCTTCTTTCGGTTCATCCTTCAATAAGATGTTGTCATCATTTGTTAGTACTGAATGCATGCATGAAATTAAGACTTCCATAATAGTCTCAGTATTTGATTCAGCATTTAACATAGCCGGATTACGAAGAAATAAGGAATAACTTGGATACTTTAATTGCACCGAGACATCCTTGTTTAATTCTACAATTCGCGTTGACTCTTTTGTCGTCGGTGGTACTATCTCGTCTAAGTTAACCTGAATATCATTATATTCTTCACAGTGTTGACATTTTAATTTGATGTCAACCTTTTCACCTACAGACTTTCCACGAATCTGAGTAAAAAGATAGTCAACATCAAACGTACTCAATGAGTGTACATCAATGTCATCTTCTATGCATGACTCTAATGTATTCAAGATGCCTTTAATGATCTGAGCTTTGTCCTGTGATTCATATGCAATCAGGAGGACTTTCTGCTCTTTTACTAAAAACGGTCTAAAGTTAACGTCTTGACCGGTCGACGGCACCTTAGTCGTATACGACGGTGATGTGTTTAACTGTGGCAAAGCCATAATATATCTCCTTAGAAACCAAAGTCAACATTAATAAAGTTTTGAGAAGGCTTAATTCTCAAGTGATTTGTATATGAGAGCTGCACGGTCAATTCAACTAATCCGTCTAACTCATTTGAAAAATCGATCTGGCCAATAGTAGTCGGGTATGCATCTACTAGTTCTACACTATATACACTTCCAGAACCGAGCCCGATATCAACAGAGATTGGTCCTATTTTTCTACCTACGGTTTTAAGTGGTTTTCTTAATTGATGAATCTTTACTGGTTTAGCATAGTCTTTCTTATAACCGACTGTAAGATTTTGCTCATTAACTACTGTTTTTTTCCACGTATCAAAGTAGTTATAAACGCTGTAATCGTTGAGCATATAAAATGATAGACTCACATCTCCAACAGCATAGCCATACGCAACCTTTTCGAAGATCATACCGATTCTACGATCATGTGATAGAATTTGCTTTCCCGGTATCTGTGCATTTTTACATAGAACGTTAAGCTCTCTTGTCGATGCAACTGCATCTGGAGTTAGTCCTGGAACAGACGGTATAAATCCTGCGAGTCTACCGAATGGATTAGCACCAAGCTGCGGCAGCTCAACTAAAAAATTGTTAGTTCGTGCAAAGCCAAGTTTGGTAGAGGCCATTGCCTTTAGTTCGTTGATACTTGCCATTATCTCATTTTCCGTCTTGATTCAGCATAAACTGTACTCGCTCTTGCTTTCTCCCATTGCGCTAATGGTAAAAAGGTAGCAATCTCCCATTCTGGTTTATCTACTAAAGCATACCTGCTCTTTACATGTTTGAACAAATAATGTTTAATCATTGGCTTAACATACTTACCCGGTAATGACCCATCTCCAAGAATCGCATCAAGAGCTTTTGCTCGAAGAGGCGGTGCCATGTAATGAAGATTGAGACCATAGAAACCATCCTTTGCTTTACCGTACATGATAATCAGTGGAAAGCGATCATAGTACGGAAGCTTTTCTTTATGCTTTGGATCATAATAATACATGTACATGTTGCCAAGCGGTGGATCTAGTCCCTTCAATGATGTCGTATCAAGGTTTGTTTTCATCGTTATCGCATCGTCATTCATTACTGTATTTGGTCCAATACGGCCTAGCTCGGTTGCCTTTTGACGGAACCAAGCCATAGACTCTTTTGTCCTTGGAGTAATACCAGCTCTAAAAGCTTCGATCTCTAACTTCTGAAATAAATTGCTCATGCAGTTATTTATAACTATTTTTTAGGTTTTTTACGATAGGGAGGTAAACGCTTGAGTGGCTTCTTGATCTTTCCAGGCATTTTCTTTGATAGTAATCCCATCTCGATTAAGGTATCTTCAGTCCAGATCTGAAACTCCCAGTTTCGATCTTTACAATACTCTTCGGCTGCCTTCCATTTATTCATGTTCTTAACATAGGTCAAACCTTCAGCGATATACCGCTTTGTTTTTCTTTGTCCTTCTGGCGGTTTTGTTTCTTTGTCTGGTTTGATTTCAATGAGGAGTGTCTTCTCTTCAGTGACAATCTTGAGATCGGGAAAATAGCGGTGATACTTTTTATCGACATCATAATAGTACGGTATGATTATCTCTTCTGATGACCAGGCTTTGACCTTCGGATTGGTATCACACCAAATGAAACAGTACTTCTCCCATAGCGATCGATAGACAACCATATCGGGATTACCTTTGTACTTGTTCAGATTGATGACTTGATATCTGCCAGAATATGCCATAAAACCATATAAATAAAATTAAACTATTTCTATCTATAGGTTTACACATGGCATTCAGATACAATGATCTCGATAGAGAAACTGCAGGAGGTCCTTTTACAAAAGGCCGATTTGCATTTCCAATAGAAGACAGAGACAGATACGCATCTAAAATACAGTTTCAAACCGTATCAATCACACCGCCTAAAGTTCAACTTGGATTTAAGACAAGCGGAACACTCTCTGATACTGTTGATGCTGCAAGCACAGGTGAACTTGAACTTGAGCAGGTTGAAGCTGGAAGTCAGAGCCCAGTCGTTACTTTAGGGTCTAAGTGTGACTTATATTTACCTCAGTCGATACAAATAACAGATATCATATCATACGAAACTCCAAACCTAGGAACTGCCGGAGGCGTAGGATTGGCTGCGCTCAATAATAATCAGGCTATTACAGGCGCGCTTGCAGCTGCCATTTCGGCCGGAACAGAAGGCATATCTGATTTAGTTGGTGCTATAAGAACTGGAGAATTAGGTCGTCTCGGTGCGGTGAGAGCTGCGGGTTTGATACCAGGCGAGACAGCACAAAATGTAACTTCTATTGTGGCTCAGGCTGCAATTAATCCTAATATTAGAGCAATGTTCAAACAAGTAGGATTGAGGAGGTTTGCTTTTCAGTTTAAGCTAATACCAGTTAGTGCAGAAGAGTCAAAAGCCGTTACTGATATAGTGAACTTTTTTAGATATCACGCATATCCGGATACTCTCTTTGAACAGGGTGGCGTTTCTCTCGGCTATACGTACCCCGAACTTTTTAGAATTAAAGCATTCACTAAAGTTAACGGTCAGTATATTCAGAATGGTACTCACATGAAAGACTGCTATCTTGAAAATATTTCAACTACATTTAATCCAACATCTGCGACATTCCATCCAGACGGAACACCAACCGAGGTTGATATATTATTGAACTTCCTAGAGCATAAGACGCTCAGTAAAAGTGATATTGATAGTCCTTATGATGCAGCATCAGGTGGTGAAAGAAGAGGTGGTCCTGGAATTAAAGTTGAACTTACTTCAAATCCGCCTACAAGAGGATCTAAGACTACTGTGCTAAATGCATCAACTAATACAGAAGGATCCTTCTAATGCCATACTTTGAATATTTTAAAAAGGTTGATTACAAGTTTGGTAATGAAACGCTTCCAGATAGATTTACTAATCTGTCGCTTTATGCTAATGTTGTAGACGTTGTTAGAGAGAATGTTGCATTTTATTTTGACTATACCGTATCAGAATTTGAGAGACCAGATCAAACGTCATTTAAGCTTTATGGAACTACTGACTATCATTGGACATTTTTTGCACTCAACGATCACATTCGTGAAAGAGGATGGCCGTTGACAAATCGAGAAATTGTAGCAAAGGCAAAAGCTGATTTTC